AAGAGATACCGCTCAGAAGCGTAACCGCGCCGGTACTGCAAACCTCAACCGCGCCCAGCTTGAACCGAACATTCAGGGTCGGGGTCCCCGTGTCGCTGAGGTACCCGAAACCCTTAACCCTAACCACTGACCCAGCGACAAGAACACCAGCCGGAACCGAAGCCGTGCCAGCACCAGCCCCGACCAGGGTCGTCTCGGTCGTTGTGTTTACTATGGTAACGTCTACGGTCTGAGAGAAGAGAAGCGCCGCCTCAGCCGTTGGGAAACCGGTGACCCAGACAGACCCATTGCTAACCGGAACGGACCCAGCCACACCAGGAACCGGGACGTGATAAATAGGGGTACCGTCGTCTATGTCGTCAGCGTGAAGCCCAGGATGGTCTGAGACCTTCCAGGCAGAGCGGTCGCCGCGTGTCGGTGTGACGTCAGCCTCGCCGCCGTTGCCATATGCCGTTGCGTGACTGTAGACGCCGCCAGAGCTGAGGACTACGACAGTAACCCCAGCCTGGGAAACTTGGACCTTCTTTTCAGAGTCGACGGGTTCGTTTACAACTGTGACGCCAGCCTGGGAAACGTCGACAAGGTACTCGGGTTCGTTTACGACTGTAATCCCAGCCTGGGAAACTCGGTGAGTGTTTGCCATCGGTGCCCCTTGCTAGGCTATGCTTGCCTCGTAGCGCACCTTCAAAGCGTCTAGCGCTGCGTCGTCCCACTCACCGCCAGCCGGGTCTTGGTCGTCCATGTGGGTGTAGTAGTCCCAAGCCGTGGCAAGTGCATGCAGCTCTTGTGAGTCCGTGCCGCCAGAGTCCACGCCAACGTATAACCCATCACCGTTAGCCGTGAGCGCCTGAGCCCGTACCCAGGACAGGACCGCCACCGGGGTGAGGGTCGGTTGTGTGAAGTCCTCCAGGTCTAGCTCGTCCGCGTCGCCGTCCGTGCTGGTTTCGTTGTAGTCGCTATCGCTTGCCGGTGTTTCGTCGACCATGGCGTAGTTGTCGGTCCCCGTACTTGGTGTGAAGTCATCCTGGCCCGTGTCCGCGTCGGGTCTCAGCTCTACACATCGCAAGTCTCCAAGGTAGCCCAGGTTGCCCCACACCATATCGTCAAAGTACCATTCCCGGTAGGACGCGCCGCAGTATATCCGGAAGGAATCCACGCCCGTGGATGAACCCGGCAACGTGTCCCCGCTATAGTCAACGCACTGTTGTCCGTTTATCTTGATACCCAGAGCGCCGGAGTTGTCAGCGTGCATATACATTTGGACGTGGAAGAAGTCCGGAGTTGCGACAGCGACGCTACCGTCCGCGACCTTTACGCCGTTGACGTAGGCGTCCAGGGTTGACGCAGCCGTGTCCCACCTAGCCCCGACATACTCGCCGGTGTCCATTTGGTACTCGATGTAGAGCGGGCCGTATTGCATGCATGCGATGTTCTTTGGCTTGATCCACACAGACAAAGACGGGTAGACTTGCGTGCTTGGGAAATGCCAGCGTCCCCAACCGGAAGCCAGCCCGCCGATTATCAAACTACGGGAGCCGGTCTTAATATACGTAGCGTTCGTGTTGATGTCCGGGTCGCCGTGGCTGCCGTCGCGGTCCACCGCGGCGAGCCACTCGTTACCACACTCCCAGCTTCTAGCATCCAGAATTGCCATGGTTTTGCTCCTAGCTTAACAAGACGTCGCCAGAACTACCGTAGACGTAGCAACCGACCAGGCCGGGGTCCGTTATCGAAGTACCAACGGAAGAGTCTGCAGGTACCCGCACGCCGTACCCAGTCCCCGCGCCGTTTTGCGTTACCTTGATAATGCAATCGTAGAGGTAGACGGTAGAGGACGCCGCAACTTCCACGCCGTAATAAGTGCTTGTGTCGTTCTCGGATCGCTCGATGGTTAGATTCTCGATCCTGGTGTCGTCATTCATCGTGACTTCACCGTCTAGGATCGATCCGGTCCTGCTGTGACCACGCAGCACACCGTTAGCCAACGCCCAAGGCCCACCGCTGATGGTTATATCCGGCAGAAGACAAACATCGCCGGCTGCCATAGCTGCCAACGCCGAGGTTAGGCCGCCATCAGTCGCTGCGTACTCTGCCACCGGTGAGCCGCCACTATCATAGACAAGCACCGTGTCGCCGCCCAGCCCGACTGTATCGCCGCCGGTGACATCAATACCAGGACCCTCAAGGACCGCTGCCAGATACGGTAAGCCAGCAGGAATATCTGCAGCCACCAACGCTCTGAATGCTGGTTTGGCTGCCGGCGCCGAGGCCGGACCAGCCAGTACCGTGTTCTCAGTCTGTGTATCGAGGTCGAGTGCTTGTGTGCTGAGGTCGAGGATCGCTTGAATTTCAGCCGATGCTAGGGTGACTGCGTCGTGCACGGTGACGGTGTAGTCGCCGTTGGCGCCGCCGTCCACCGCCGATGCCCCGCCTGCCAGCACGAATCGCCGCTCATCCGTAAGCGTCCCATTAAGCGCCAGTGTTAGATATTGCGCGTCAACTGGTGCGCCGCCACCGCCACCGCCACCGCCGGTGCATTCCGTCCAGGCTGTACCCTCTACGCTGGACGTATTAGCATAGAGCCGTTGGTTGGTAACATCCCAACACAACGAACTCTCGCGTGCGTTCAGCACACCATCGGGTGACCCAGCATACCACAACAGGATAGGTGTTTTGGCCAACAACGCTTGAATCTTGCGGATCCGTTCTGCTAGCCCAACCTCACCCATCGATGAAGTCTCCCATCTCTGGTGTCACCGTGACCACACCATCGTCTGCAGACGCCGAGACCCGTACAGCCGTCACTTTACGATCAACCTGCCTACCGTATACGGTGTCTTCGGCAGTAACGAGGTCGCCAACTTGCCAGTGTACGCCGTAGCGGCTGGACAGAATCTGCTTAGTCTCTACATCTACCTCGACCTCTGGCCAGTTGTTGTATAGCTCTCCGCTAGCAATCGCGTTGAGTGCCGCCTGGTCTACCGCGTCGCGCTCCTCACGAATTATAACCTTGCGTGCCCAATCTGTCAAGGACGTTAGCGTGATATCGTAAGCCGTACCGCTCTTCTGCAACGGTCCTACACCCTGCCCGTGCACTATCACACCACTCACAGACCCTAGGTACGAGATGCTGCTCTGCACGGATCCTACGTTCTGCATACGTGCCGAGAACAGCATAGGCCGGCGCACGCCGTTGCCAACACGCTTATCCAGACCCCAGTGTGGTGATCGCCACTGGAACTGCAGCAGCCTGTCGCCGGTTTGCACGACCATGTAGTCGCCAGGACCGGTGGTCACGTTGGCTATCTCCTGCAGCACATCGCCCAGCAGCTTGTACGAACGATCGCCGCTCCACGTACCACCCGTGCCACCGTCACTCTCTACACTCAAACCGGTGCGCACGCGACTGTACCCGCCTGCGTCTAGGCCGGCTCCAGGACCGATGTTCTCGTTAACGTAGGCTTTGGCCACGGTCTCTGCAGCACCGGACTTCGAAGCGCCGCTGGTGCTCTCTGCGTAGTCGATGAACTCCGTGTACAGCACTTCGTTGTTGCCCCTGCCCCACACGCTAGAACTGTACACGCCATCTGCACCCTGGTTAAGCTTAGGCTGCGTCAGCACCATTCCTGAGAAGTCACGCCACCAGCCAGGACGCGCACTGTCCTTGCGGTAGGTCGGTAGCGACGCCAGGAACGCGTCGTACTCAGCACCGCCGTAGAGGTCACGTAGCCAGAACTCCATAGTGTGGTAGGGTAGTACCTGCAGAACCCGCTCGTCATCGGCGTTAAACCCTATGTTCCAACTACCGGGTGTCCGCAGTCGCTTGTAGTAGCCGGCACGACGCATCCCACCGGGAGAGGTACCGCGTCGCCCTCTCCCAATGAACTCGTTGAGCTTCTCGCCCGCGTAGCCCCGGTGTACTACAAGTAGCTCGTGCATCCTACCGCTTCCAGCCCCAATACTTGAAGACCCAGCCCCAGATATACACCGCGGAACCGGTCAGAGTGTCAGAGCCCAAATCTGCATACCTTGCGAATTGGAATGTTAGGATGTCCCCGAGTTCTGGCGTTGACGTGTCAAGCGTAATGGGGAAGAACCTTTGGTACTTGCCGAAGTCCGCAGCACCACCCCATGCCTCTGTCCCCAGAGACCCGCCACCAGCTTGCGCCGAAGCAGTCGCCTCTTTCCACCTCACCACACCAGTGAATCCGTAAAGATCGCCGGTTGCCACCAATGCCCCAAGGTAACCACAAGACCAGGCCAGAGGGTCCGTGTCGTCAATGTAGTTTTGTGGGACGTGACAAACGCCCTCAACGAAATTCCGCACAGAGTCAGGACACACACCGACCGGGTCGCCTGCAGAATCCTCGCCTATGTATTGCGTTGTGGTGCTTGTGTACTCTTCGACAGCCGCAGCAGGCACGAAAAGCTCTACCCACTCAGCGTCGACAAACTCGCGGTCGTAATGGTCGGAGAGATTCGAGACCACCGGGACCGAGCTTATGTCATAGGTCGCTAGCTCCAACATCCAAATGTCGCCCGCCACCGCTATGTCTTGCGTAAGCGCCCGCGCCGCGCCACCGTCGACGCCGGTCAGAATCGCAAGCCGACAGGAATGGGCCGGGACACTGGACAGCCCACCGTAGTCGGTCAGAGCCGTGGGGAACTCCAGGACAGCCGCACCGTAGTCTGGCGTGCCGTCGTAGGCGTTGTCCGTGTTGTTCTGGACAAGCACCACCGTGTCGGTCCTGCTTGCCGCGGGCGTGCTGGGGGTGAAGTCCACATTCGACGTGCCGGATGGCGTGGTCGTGTCCTCGTTTAGGAATCCGTGCCCGCGCACAAGCGCTCCACCAGCCGCAACGCGGATAGTCACGCCGCTCGGGTTCGTGACTTCCAAGGCGTCGTGGATTGCATAGAACACGCCGTGGTCCGCCTCATTCCTCACTTGCAGATTCAGAAGCCTGGCCCACTGGTTAGCCGTGTAGCCGCCCGCGTCGGGATAGGTGATTTGCCGCCCTTGCTGGGGTCTTGAGATTTGCGTCATTTCGCTCTCCTACGGTGCTAGCTCGTACTCAACAACAAAGCCCAGGACGTGAACCGGGCCAGCGATTGTGTCAGCCGGGTCGGTAGCGTCTCTTCCGAACTCCAACGTCAGAACGTCGCCGGGTAGCTGGTCAGCGTAAGCGAAGAGCCCGTCGTATTCGGGGGAACCGACAGAGACCATGAGCGGTGCCACCGAGAAAGGTTCGGTAGTATCACCGCCGCCAGTCGCCGTCCATCCTCTAGCCGGCAACCTAAACCACGCAGCTTTCGACGTCCAGAATAGTTCGCCGGATTCGTCGACAGATTCGACCACCGCCCGGACGCTTACGCCGTTTCCCCAGTCTACAGGAAGAACAGCGTCGCCCATAGCTACCGCCCATGCGTTGTCAGGAAGCTCGACCACCGAGCGCCCTTGCGCCGTACCCGACCACCAGCGACTCTCGCCATACGTGGTCGCCTGAATCTCACCGCCCGTTGTCTTGTTGAGTCCGACGTCAGCCGGAATCCACAGCGTCTTGTTGCCGTTGGCTACTTCGACAGAGACCGCCGCGACGGAGTCCGCGGTCGTGTACTTGACCACGAAGCCCAGAACGTGAACCGGACCAGCGATTGTATCCGCCGCGCCGGTCGCGTCTCTCATAACTTCAAGCGAAAGGGAATAGCCGGGCGCCAGAGGAAGCGCCGCAATCCGCGTTGTCGGTCCGGTCTCTTGCCGTTGCCACTTGTACACAAAATCCGTGAGCATCGCCGGGCTTGAACTTCCGCCGGTAGGACCCGTCAGAGAAGCCCAGGCCGTCTTGACCAGAACCTCGGACGTCCCCAACTCTTCCTCGTTCTCTGTGATAACGTTGACAGAGACAGCCCCGCCGAAGTCCTCAGGTAAAATGACGTGCCCGACAGCAATGGACAGCGCCCCATCAGGCAACGAAACGACGGGGTAACCCGCCGCAATGTTTGCCCGGTAGGTACTGAATCCGTGAGGAATCGCCCAGAGCTGCCGGTCTCCTGTCAAGTTGTAGCCAGCCGTAGCAGGTACGTACAGACTCTTAATGCCATCCACAGAGACCGCTCTGACTTCACCGGGCGGAAGCCGTCGCGCCGCACTTGCGCCGGAATCCATACCCAAGACAACAAGAACCAAAACCGTAGCAAGTATTCCACTTACGAATCTAAGCCATTTAGACACGTCGCCTCCTAGATTGTCCCGTACCGATTCCGCCAAGTCAGGTTGACGGCGCTCGTTGGCGCCGCTCCTGAGAATTCTACCGTGAGCGTGTTAACACGGTCATTAGCTGCATCTTGTGAAATGATGAACCCGGAAACGTCGCCGGTTAGGTACATGAAGAGGTCATCGCCCGCCGCGTTCGTCGCCGTTAGGTTCAAGGTGTCAATGGTCACCACCTCGCCAGCGCCCACCGCGTAGTTGAAGCTGATTTGCGACGCCAGCGGGTTGTTCTTGATTAGGGTGTCTTCCGCTGGACCCGTGATCGTAATAACAGGAACCGCACCCTCGTGTCCCCAGTAGGGAATGGCTATGTCATCGCTTACGAAACTGTCAGCGAAGAGCCACCGCTCGGTTCCCGGAGTCGCGCCAAACGCTGCTCCAGCGTCAGCCACCGCTACGCCAGACGAGCCATAGTCGAAGACCAGGTTCTCGAACTCGTTCGGAATCGCCCAGCTTTGGGACTGTTCCGCCCCGTACCAGAACGGATCGTTGGCCACGAACCGCAACACCTCGCTATAGCCATCTAGCGCCTGGTCACCACGATCGAACTGTGGCCCTAGCTCGCAAATACAATACAGATCGCGGTACGCCGGCTCCGTGCGAAACTCCCAGCCAATGCCGGTCTCGTCGTTGGTCATGTTGGTACCCAACGTCACACGTCCATCGTGGTTAACCTCAGAGATCGCGTACGTACCGTCATCTGCAGCACTGCCCGATATCGTTAGCCGGCTGCCAGCACGCAACCCATAGTGAGCGAAGCGCGCCGTGATGCTCTGCACCTCGTCACTGCCGGCTGTCAGCACCAAGTCATGGCCGCGTACGACCATACCGCCGGCAAGCCACCTGCGGTAGATCAGCGGTGTGGGTTGGCTAGCAGCCGGGAAGAGCCTAGAAGGCCGCAGCAGATCCACCATATCCCATCTGACCTCTTGCTGCGCCAGGATACACCGTAGCTGCTCGACTATCACAACCTGGATGATACGGTTGTCATACCTGAAGTCTAGTAGCGTAGAGCCGTGCTGCAGCGGTCCGCGCTGTTCGATTATCCGGATAGGTGGCATCCCGAACCCGCTAGCAGACTGTAGCTGCGAGTGCGTCGCACCCAGCAGCGTCAGCAACGGATATTGGCGATAGGTACCATCTGGCATAGGTACGCGTATGAGGTCAGCTACGTCAAGATAGCTCATGCCGCTATCGCTCCTTTAGCTTCCATAGCGCTGAATTCTAAAGCCAGCCCACCAGGACGTAGCATACTCTGCGCCACTAGTGTGTACTGCGGACTGTAAGTCGTGTTGTTCTCGATCACGCTGCTACCCTGTCCGGGCATCGTGTACTGCCCACCGGTGTTAGAACCAGCCATCCCCGGTAGTACCATCTGTGGCTGTATCACCATCCTGTCCATATCCTTGGCGAAGTCAGCCCACGCTGTGTGGATAGGCAACGGTGACCCCGGTGTTGCCCAGTCTGGTAAGTCAGGTATCTTGATCTTGAAGCTAAACACCTTACCAGTGATCCAATTCCAGAAACCCTTGACCGCTGCGACTAGCTGATCCCAGTTCTCCTTCACTGGTGCGATGGCCGTTTCGATGCTGGTCATGGCCGATTCCCATATCAGACGGAACGCCTCGACCGCGTTCTGTAGCCGGACCTCTAGCCAGTCCTTGATTACCGCCCATATCGGCTCGATGATCTTCCAGGCTGCCTGGAAATCAGCCTTCATCTTGTTCCAGTCATCTTTCCACTTATTCATCAAGAGATCGATCCACGGCATCAAGTTATCGTTGATCCAACGTCCGATCTCTGCCCATAGGGTCTCGATGAAGTACCACGCGTTGCTAGTAGCTAGCTCGATGTCTGCCCAGATCTCTGTCCACTTGTTCCACAGATCCTCGACCGTAGGTATGAGCTTGCCTGTCACCCACTCGCTTAGGGTAGTCCAGATGTTCTCGATGGTAGCCCACGCATTCTCTAGTGCTGATTGAATAGCAGGCCATGCGGTATTTACCCAAAAGTCCTTGAGCGTAGCGAGTGCTGCGGGCACGTTCTCCTGCAGCCACGTCCATACCTGTTCCAGTACTGGACGCGCTGTGCCGTCCCAAAACGCCGTGAGTGCCGAAGCTATACCGAGGAAATCCTCTTCCCATAGCTTACGTAGACTGGCTACCACTGCGATAGCTAGGCCGATAGCCGCTACCACCGCCGCGATGGGCGCTAGGAACGACACCACAGCCGGCACTACCACGCCCAGTATGACACCAGCTAGGACCACCAACACATCCTGTAGCGCGATGTTGTCTACCACCCACGCTCGTACGGTCTCGATGAGCGGCAGCACGTTCTCCTGCAGCCAGATCACCGCTTCGACTATCGCGTACATGATGTCTGCTAGCCACTCCGGGAAGATGTCCTCCCACGGGTAGTCGATGCCGAACACGCCAGCTTGCATATCCTGGAACAGCAATATCAGGCCGCCGATGATCTCTAGCACCGGCTGTGCGAACTCTGGCACGTGCGTTAGCCAGTCGTTCAGCAGATCACCGTCCTCTGATACCGCTAGCAGGTACTTAAGCACGCCACTTAAGCCCTCGCCTATGCTCTCGAAGATAGCTATCAGGGTAGGTCCGTGCGTCTCGACCATGCTAGCAACCCAGCCTAGCAGATCCGTCAGTACTGGCATCAGCGCCGTACCTATCTGGATCTTGATGGTCTCGACAGTGCCCTCGAATGCCTCCATCCGTCCTGCTAGCGTATCAGCCTTACGCGCCGCCTGCTCCTGTGTGGTGGCCGCTTCGGAGATCGCTTCCTCCATATCGCGCCACCCATCAGCACCAGCCTGTAGCAGCTTACCCATGCCGCGTTGACCTTGCTTCGTGAAGATGGTTGCCAACGCCGCGTCGCGCTCTGCAGCGCCCAGGTCGACGAACGCATCTTCGAACTCCTCCACGATGTTAACCATGGGTTTCATCTGGCCGGTGACTGTGTCGCGTACCTCGATGCCGAGGTCAGCTAGCGCCTCCGCGCCGGCGTCTGTAGGTGCCTTCAGGCTGTCCAGTGCGTTTGCCACTGCTGTACCAGCGAAGGATCCTTCCATGCCCTGCATACTAAGGACTGCCAGCGCCGTGTTCATCTCTTCGATGGGGCGGTTGGCGCTCGAGAAAGACGTACTAGCCATCTGCCACGCGGCTGCCATCCCGGTAACGTCCGTCTTGGACGCATCCGCAGCCATCACCATGTTGTTGAGTGCGTCGTTCATGAACTGCGCCTTGTCGGCGTCAGTATCTAGCTCACTCCCGAACGACGACAGCGCCACGGTAGCCAGACCGGATGCCGCAGCCATATCCAGCTCTGTGGCTGCTGCCATGTCGATAGAAGCACGCAGCGCACCGCCTAACTCAGCCGTGCCAGCTAGGTAGCCCTGCAGATCACCGAATACGAGGTTAGTGCTCAGACCAGACTTATATAGCTCGATCAGCGATTCGGAAGCACCGGTGGCAGACACGCCTAGCAAGTCCGTGTCGCCACCCACCATGATAGCCGCATCGCGTAATGTGTCGAACGACAAGCCGGTAGCGCTGGCCGCTATCTCCAGATCCGCCATCGAGGAGTCAAAGTCGATTGCCATGCCGACGCCCTCTTCGACGAAGTCGCCCATGGCCCTACCGGCACCGCGCACGGCGTTGACCGCCGAGTTAGCCGCGTTTACTAGAGTGTTACCTAGAGCAGTACCTAGTGTCGTGGACACGGTGCGCGACAAGAGGCTGCCGGTCTTGTCCAGACCCATCATCAGCTTGTCAGCACCACCCAGCGCCGACTTGAACTGTCCCCAGCCCTGAACTAGGAACTCGGTAACGAACTGCTCAGTCACTCCGGGCATATCTCACCTGCCGATCTAGTCGGCGTGTCTAGTCCTCGTCTGCTGTGCTGGACATCGACATGATCGCCTTGCACAACTCCCACGCTTCAGCTTCGTCTTCGACCACCTCGTGCAGCACCCACGCAGCCCGGACCGATCGCTGGTTCTCACTGCTCAGTCCCATTTCGACCAGCATCTCTGCCATCTCTTTAGGTGGGTCTGTTACGATGCCGTAGCCGAAGCAGTAGTTCATGATACCCATGACGGATCTGGTCTGTGACGACCTCAGACCGTTCTTGACGATAGCAGCACGCACCTCGTCCTGCGAGTTGGCGTCTGCCAGATCCTTGTTGCCGGCGCTGAGCTTGATCATCAGCGATGTGAGCGGCAACGTGTTGACCTTCCTGCATACGATGGTCACGCCGCGTGCGGTGGTCACCTCTAGCGTGCCCGGTGCCTCTCCTGCCTTGGTTTGCATCCTACTGCCTCCTTGGTGATGGTGGTCCTCGCTTCCGATGCCGTCCCGCTGCAACGGGAGATACTCTCCTTGCTCTTCGTGGTATCCTAAGCTATGTCAGGCCCTGTGTGAGCCGTCCCGTGCAAGGAAAATACCTTCCGTTAAAGCCGACGTCTACCGCCACGACCTTTATTGCTAGCCTCCCTGTCTGCCAACCACTTGATCTTGGCTAGAATCGCGTACTGTGCTACCACCTCGCTCTGCTCCGGTCCCGTCAGGCTGCAGAACTCCTGCCACGATAGATGCTGCTCGGTGGCCGCTAGACGTGCCTGCAAGACTGCGGACATCCGTGCGTCGCCACCGGTGATGCGGTACTGCTCTAGCGGTATGCCCTTCCACCTAGCGTCGAATGCTGCGTACGCCTCATCTAGACCTCGTTCTGTCACGGTGCTTAGGTACAGGGTCTCTTCGACGACAGACACTAGGTCATCGCGTGACCCTAGTGCTATGTTCTGCAAGTACTCTATGGTGCTGTCCGTCGAGATCCCGAGGTCATGCATCTCCAGCACCCGAGGATCCCGCCGCCAGTCAGCCGGCTCCACTATCAGCACCGAGTGTGCTAAGATGTTCAACTGCTCTAAGGCCATCGAGACCCGGTATTCCTGCATAGCCGCCTGGTAGTCAGGATCATCTAGTACCGGCACCTCTTCCACGCCGCCGCCCAGCACGACCACCTCGCGTACCGGTGGCTGTGGCGCCGGCTGCGATACAGAGTATCTGTCGATCACGCGCCGGTCTATGCGCACGATTTCCAGCACTACGCCGGCGGACGTTATGTAGCGCACTCAGCACCAGTATGACGGCAAGGCACAGAACCTAAGCCCTGTGCCTAGTACCGTCACGCTATGCTGCACTACGAAATCACCGCGACGAAGCCGGTGTTGGCTCCATCCCCTCCAACAACGAGTGCGCGGTTGTTGTCGCAGCACACCACATCAGCCGGAGCATAGTCGGTGGTTAGAGCGTCGAAGCCAGTCTCCGCTACCCACTGCCCCGTACCCCACCCAGTATTGCGATAGACCTTGTGCTGCGCTGGGAGTCCGTCACCGGTAGCCACGACGTAGGTAACCCCAGCCTTGTCGATGCTGCCGCAAGGACATGACGAGATCGCCGTGATCGCTGGCGAAGAATCGAGGTCGGGCAACTCTGCTTGCTGCGTCCAGGTCTCGCCGCCGTCTGTGGTCTGCCACAACTCGCCGTCATCGTTGCCGACCAGCACGTCGTTCTCACCGACGATCTCGATAGCGGTCAACGCGTCTGTGGCACTCGGTCCGGTCAGAGCAAACCACGAGTAGCCGCCGTTCGTGCTCTTGATGATCGCGTTGCTCGCGCCGATCGCGTAGACCACGCTCGGGTTGCGTCGGCAGATCTTGACCTTGGTGAGGTTCTGTGCTGTGGCGCTGCCGCTCTCCACCTCTGTGTAGGTCTGTCCGTAGTCCGTGGACAACCATACTCGCCCGGTGCCACCAACGATAATGCACAAGGACGGATGGACGCAGTCGCCGGCGTACGGTTCGTACGTTGCCATGGACGTAGCACCAGCAACGTAGGAGACAGAGCTACCCTTGTCGCCGGACACTGCCAGCGGTAGCGTCTCACCGCCGTTGATAACGGTCAGGAAATCGCCCACGCCGAAAACGTCCGAAGGATCCTCTGTGGTCCACGAGGTCAGGCCGATGCCGGACCATTGCGAGAAGATGCCACCCTTCTCATTGACGTAGAGCCACGGTGAACCCTCGTTGCCAAGGACTGACACGATCGCAAACGCGCACTCCTCAGCTTCGGCGCAGCCCTTAGCACAGCCCTCGCCGTTGAGCGAGACTGCCGCTGCGATAGAGACATCTTGTGTGATCTCAGCCATCTTTACGTACCTCCGCCGAAGGTTGATACAGCCATCGCCACGCGCCTGATCGTGCACTGACTGACGGCAGACCACGGCAAGCTGGTAACCAGCTCCTCTTCATCCTCAGACATCGAGGAGCCGCCCTTGTCGACGGTGTCTGCGTTGCCCATCACTGCACGAACGATCTTGTCCCATGAGTTGAACGCGCCTAGGTCGCGGCACGCGTGCCTGCGGTCGATGTCCCACAAGCACGTCTCCAGGTCATCACCGATACCAGCCGAAACCGATTCCTTGACGGTGAGCGTCGTGGTCACGAGACCGGGTGTGCCCTTGGTCGTGCCAGTCACCTGCAGGCCGCCATTCGGACCCTGACAGAACGTCGGATTCGTGCTACCCTTCTCCTCGACGATCCTGTCGATTGCGGCACAGCGCCCAGCCCACTGAAAAGGCTCCAGACCGTAGCTGCGCCGCGCCCATACGGTGTTCTGAGTAGTCGTAACGACATCCATGCTAAACCCTCCTGTTATCCTCTGTCCATCTTGCGGACTGCCCTGCGCCACGCGTTCTCGGTCTCCCTAGAGTAGTACCGCTTGTGCAGGTTAGCAACCACCTGTGGCCACTCCCTAGGAGCGGTACCAGGATGGTCTATTACCACCGGTCCACGAAACGTACCGTTGGCAACCGTACCAGGACCGCCAAACCACGTGCCTCCAGGACCGGTCTTGGCCATGTACGAACCCTTACCACCCCAGTTGAAACTGAGATGTGGTGCGTTCTTAGCCTGGATAGGGTGCGGATCAGTGCCTTGGACGTTCCACCACCATATCTGCTTGACCTCGTCCGATCCTACAGGGTACACGTACAGTCTGAACCCGTCAACCGAAGCAACAAACCTGCCACGGAACGATGGCTTGTTAGTCCAGTTGGCGACGATCCTGTCGAACGCCGATACAAACTCAGGCTTGACCCTGTCGTTATGTACGCGTTCCATCTCATCAAGGACCAGCGGGTACCTGCCAAACTTGCGCCTCCCACGGTGAAGCCGCATAGCTACATTGGCCATTACAGCACCGCCGACCTATAGAGCTGCATACCCGGCGCCTTGGCGAAGTTGTACGCCGCCCATGCGCCTTCCTCAGGTCCGAATAGCGAGATGCCACGGTTTGGTCTCCCTAGCGAGTCCACCACGACCATTCGGTCCCTCTCCCACATCCGGTTCGCTGCGTCACACCCGCACGGCTCTGACGGCATCTTGGCATGCGCTAGCCTGATGATGGCGTCTTGCGCCTGTCTGCCCCACGAGGTGAGGTAACCATTCTCATCAGCATACTCTCTGCCGGCGTAGTAGTTTAGCCGTGCCTTGTACAACCGCCCACACGCGGTGATGCAGTCAGCCCTCACCAGCACGCTACCTATCAAAGGCTTGCGCACGTAAATGCACGCATCCTGTGTGGTCTCGGTGCACGATGTCCTGGTCTGGCACTGCTGGAACACCAGCTCTGCCGGGTTGTTGTCCACGTTGTAGACGCGCACCACATCAGCGGTAGCCGAGAAGTTGTTCACGTCGTCGTAGGCGATGCCGGCTGTGCTGTTATCCACCAACTCAGGCTTGACCATCCTGCAGCGCGGTATACTGATCGTCATTGCGCCACCCGAGATCGTGATAGCTGATGGTATGATCTCGATGTCGCTGCCAGGGTGATATACCTTGATCTCTCGAGGATCCGTGACCGTGGTAGCGAACGGACCAACCGTGGCCGGGTCATCCACATGAGAGACAGCCTGCCCAGCAGTGATCGTAGTTACCGTGCGCACGCCGCCGCTGATCACGTATCCCCAGTCAGCGATGATTGGCCACTCGTAGTCGTGCTCTTCGTCCGTCTGCCAGCGTCGCCCGATCGTGTAGTTGAGGACCTCTTCGATCTCGTACTGAGCCTCTGCCAGGTAGTACTGTATCCAGTCTCTCTGGTCCTTGGTCCATATAGTACGGCAGTCGGCACTAGGTACGCAGTCAGCGTTTCCAACCACGCCGAACATCGAACACTCGCACACCTGCACGTGTCGTGCATAGGCAGCTAGCGAGACTATGCTAGTCTCTGGTACCTGTAGCGTCTGCTCTGGTACAATGGCCATGCTTGTCTCCTATAGCCCCAGCGCAATTCGGCGCCTAAAGGGAAAACCACCGCAGAGCAACGTAAGACCTCGTCATGGTGTACCGCCCATCATCCACGGACTCCAGAATAACGCTCGCCGGTCGCCCAGCGTCAGAGCTTGTCACGCACGCGCAGATGGTCTCCACTCCGTCAGACTCACCGCTCAACTCTACACCTAGCCAGTCCGGGTAAAAAGCGACCATGTCGGGTAGCCACATTGCCGCGTTGGTCACCTCATACATTCCAGTTATTGCGATAACCTGACCGTAGGCATTGAAGCTGTTCCGGTCAGCCGTTAGCCGCATACCGCAAGAGGAACGCCAGAATGGGTTCGTGGCTTTCCCGGTGTGTGCCCATTGCATTTCGACCCGAATTCCGCCTGCTTGATGGTGCTGGTTAAAGACCATGTAGAGCCTTGCCGTAGCCGCTCCGGTCGGGTTGTTGACTTCGACCCAGGTCCCCTCAGCAATTGGATTGCTCCCGCCTTGATCCGTAGACACATAGAAGCCGGAAGGGGGAGCGTCACACGGACAACTCACACTACTACCACCGCCGAACAAACCCGCCTGGTATGCCTTCAGTGCCGCTTTCATCTAGCCCGCCGTGTAGCTGATCCAGTCATCCTCGGTGCCGTTTAGATGGCACTGGGACAGGTCAAGCGCCATCAGTAGT